TTTGTAGTTGGAGCGGTGACATTGCCAGTCGACGGGATCCCCCCAGGGTTCGGTCCTTTTGCACCTGTTGTACTTGATTGAAATCCTGCAAACATTCTTGCAACACCAATGGCAATGTAAGTGGCAATCATTTGCGCTGCTGCTTGAGACAGTGCCTCCGCAACGCTTTGCAAGAAGCTGGCAAATACTTCTTTTGCAGTGGCAGTGCCAGTAATAAGACTTGCCACGCCAGTAGTCATTGCTTGGCCGAATGCAGCGCCAATACTATTGATGCTTTGTTCATATGCATCAGCAGCAGTTTTTGCAATGGTCAATTGCTCAGTTGCCTTTGCAACGCCAGCGGCTATCTCAGGGCTAACTCCCTTGCTAATTTGCTCTTCATACGCAGCACCGGCTTCATTGATAAAACCAGCACGTGCCCCTATGCCCACTTGCTTTGTTGCGCTTTGAATGCGAGCCTGCTCCAGCAGTCCTAGATTATCACTCAGCGTTCTTTGCGAAGCGGCATAGGCATCTTCTTGATTGCTAATAACCTTCAATTGCTCTTCAAGAGCGGTAAGAATTTCCTGCTGCACATCCTTGTTATCAACGCCTTTTGATAACGTGTCTGCAGCATTTTGAGTGAATTTACGCGCTTTATCGAAAATAGATTCCCTGGCAATAGCTTCTTCTGCCAACGATGGAAGAACGCCTTCCCTTAAAAGCTGTATTTGGTACAAAACACTATCGGACTGGCGATCTGTTTCACGAGCAGCAGCATTTGTTTCACTTGTAGCCGCTTCCATCTCCTTAAGGAGGGTGTTTCTAATGTTTTGTTGCTTGCTTAATGCCGCGCTTGTTTTGTTAATCTCTCCAAGACGTTGCGAAGATGCTGCCTGATCTGCTTTTACTCCCGCATCGAGATCAGAGGTATCCACGCCAGTGGTTTGTATCCGCGTAGCCTGAGCTGTTGTCTTTGTTGAAACATTTAAATCCTTTTGTGCCTGTAAAAACTGCTTCGTTGCAGCAACGTAAGCAGCCGCTGCAGTGCCAGCAGCTTTGCTCATAGCATTAGCAGCCGCAATCAACTCTTGCTCTGTATATAAATCACCGGCCACTTCAAACCTTCCGCCTTCTCGCGGAATAATTGCACCGCCAGTCGCAGCAGTAAACGCTTGTTGTTGAGTGGCTTTTTGAAGGTCAGCGGCCATTAGCCTACCAGCAGCGGCTAATCTTTTTGCTCCATTGCCACTGCCTTCTTCAATAAGTCTTGCTGCGCTTTTTGCGTATTCTTGCTGAATCTTGCCGATAGCTTTTGCATAACGCTCGTTTGCCTTGTTGATAGCATCTGCATTTTTTTGTTTGAAATCTTCCAGTTCGCGAGATTGCGCAATCTGCCTATCCTGTGCAGTTTCTTCCCTGGAAATTTTGTCTTCAGTGTATTGACGAATGGCTTCGCCAATCCTGCGCTCCTGATCAATTAATTCGGGATCTTCTCCTGCAATGCTACGAGAAAGCAGACCTTCCTCCTGGACAGCAGCAGCAAGCTCCCTCCGAACCCTGCCAAGCTCACGTTCATCTTGTAATCGCTGATCTTGATAACGTTGCTCTAGGATTTCAGCCTGTTTAACTGCATTTTCACGAATAGAGGCAATTTCTTGCTCATAACTTATGCGTGCATCAGCAAGGCCTTGCTCCCTCTTGTCAATAGCATCTAGATATTTCTGCGCTGCTTTTTGCGCATTTTCATCTACGGCGGAAGACTTCCCGCCTCCACCTCCTCCTTGCATTTTTTTCTCCGCAATATCGCGAGCACGCTGAATCTCCTTTAATTGCTTCCTATAAAAAGCAATTTGAATAGGAAGTCCCTTGCGGAGACTTTCTTCTCCGGGACCGCCAAATATTTGCTCGAAAATATTTCGATTATCTTTATAACGTCCTGCCTGAATTGTAGAAAGTTGGTTTTGCGCTTCTTCTATTTTTGTTTTAAAAAAATTAGTTCGATCATCAATGTCTTTTAGCGCTATGTCTCCACCAATTAGGCGGTCTGCTATATTCTGGGCACCTTCACCCAAGAACGTAGAACCTGCGCCTTTGCCTCCTCCACTAAACCTATTTTCCAAAAAACTGGCAAATTCTTCCAGCTTGCCCATCAGTGCAAGTATTTCATTGATTGCCTGTGCAGCAAAGCTTTGAAGGCTATTGAGCATTGGTCCCACGGCCTTGCCCACGGCAAGTTGCATTTTCTCCACTGCTTTTGCATAGCGAGCAGAAGCATATTCTTGCCGCTTAGCTAACTCGTCGGAATAGCCACTTGATTCGTTAAGCAGTGATTTTGCGAATGTGACAAACTGATCAACGCTAACTTGTCCAGATTCAAAGGCCTTATCAAGATCTTGCAATGCAATTTTATTTGCATTGGCAAATTTAACTACAGCGCCAGGTAGTCTTTCACCCAATTGTCCTCGCAATTCTTCGGCAGTAACTTTACCTTTGCTGAACACTTGAGAAACGGCTCGCATTGCGCCGTCAACATCTTCCATGCTGCCGCCAGTTTTTAGCACGGAAACTGCAATGCCTTCAAAAACCTCACCAGTGGTTTTTGTATCAAGACCAAGGGCTACTGTGCTAGCCCGTAAACGAGTGAATTGACGATAGGTATCGCCTAATGGAATAAGAAGACGGTCACTAATGTCGGAAACAGTTTGATTCGCCTGTGCGAAATCTTCAAGGCCAGTTGAAGCGCTAGCAAGTCCCAATCGCAGCCTTCTAACTGCATTGGCCTGCTCGGTCATGGCAAATGCCATAGCCGTCATGTTGTCTACTGCCTGACCAACGGCTGCACCTGTAAAGGCGCCAGGTACGCCACCAGCAAGGCCCCCAGCAATGCCTCCTACTGCGCTGCCAACGCCTCCGCCTAGCCCACCGCCGTAAAGGAATGCTCCACCAGCAGCACCAAGTCGTTGTCCCTGGGTAAGTGGGCGACGAGTTTGTTTTTCAATGGCTTGTTCAGTTTTCTGAATCTCCTGATTAACTTTCTTCCACTCTGCTGTATCAGGCGAAATTTCCCGCGCCCGATTACGGAGAATGGTAAGTTTTGTTTCTAATGCATTAAGGCTTTGAGGGGAAAATGCGCCAAGTTGCTCTGTTAGCTGAATATTTTCTGCTAACTGATCTGCTTTTTTGAGATCAAGATTTAACCTCGCAATCTCACGCTGTAAATTCGTCCAAGCTTCCGTATTCGGTTGAATCATTGAAGCGGAGATTTTCGCCGCTTGTATTTCTCGCGAAAGACCAGCAAAAGATTCCTGGGGGAAAGCGCCAGCTTGACTGCGCAAGCGCATCGCTTGCCCTTCCATTGCTGCACGCTGTCTTTGGCCTTCTAATTGACCAATTTGCGAAGACTTTGCCCCGAATTCAGGTGTTCCAATTTGAATTTTTCTTAATTCTTTTTCATACTTCGCAATTTCTTTGTCTAGCTTCTTAAATGTTGTATTAAGCTGCTGCGACAGCTTGGTGTCATCAAGCCTAATTTCAACTGGCTTAGAAGTGCGGACAGCTTCGGTTAAGGCCTTATTGACCTTATCAATTTCTTGCGCAACGCGAGAAGCATTGGTGGAAAAGTCAATTCTGTAAGTTGCCATAATCAGCGCCCTCCATTGCGAAGCATGCTATCAATCAAACCGTCAAGTTCATCAAGAGTTGGTTCCGTCCATGGCCTAGCAGGATATGCTCCACCATTTTTAGTCGTTCCCCCATCATGCACCAATTCAGCCACTTCGTCTGTCCAAGTAAAATCCACGACTGAACTACTAACTTGCGTTCTTTCCTTGCTTTGCAAAAGATCCCCCGTGTCAATGATGTCCCTAGGGTTTCCAGCTATTTGTCCATTTTTTCGCCTTGTTTGATTATTATTCCATCGCCACTTTTCACTAGCCATTTGCTGATCAAAATCGTTATCAGCCCAATCCATAACTCGTTCAAAAGTGCGCTGATTAATCCCTCTCAATCTCCTAAGTTCGTTCCCCTCAAATTCTTGCGTTCTCATTCCCATGGTCCGCTTTGCCCCCCTTGAGAGCGCAGACAGTCCATCCAGCAATCGACCAATGACACTATCAGCCTGAAAAGCATTGCTTTCAAAACGAACTTGATAGGCCACTTGTATAACGCTTTAATATTAGCCTTAATCTAACATTTCAATGCATTTCTGCGCCTATCATTCCTACAATCGCGGGCGGCATTTTTTCGTTTTTCAATGCCCATTGCAAAACCTGCTTAGTGCTTGGTTTTAGCTTGTTGTCATTATTAGAAATCTCAAATGGCAGGAATCCATCAATTTTCAATTTGCTCCCCTTGCTTCCCAATGCTGAACACACAACCATTGCCAGCTTTGCTGTTGTTACACTCGCTGCATTAGTACGCGATTGCATTGCCTCGGAATTGTATTGAAACATATCAGAAAGCAACTTAACAGGAAGACGCGCAAAATTAGAGGCATGAAACAATGGGTCAGAAAGCTGTAAATTTGCTAACTGACAAAAAATTTCAGTCCAATTTGTTGTGCTATTAAGAGCATACTCGGCTTGACTCGCAAGCCGCTCTATTAGTTTTTTGCTTCTTCTTTTTCCTCTGTCTCCTCAATTGCATCTTCTCCTTTATCTTCTTCTGCAATAAAAGCCTCAACTTGCTCTAGTAGTACCTTAGGAAGCATTTGAGTGTCCTCAATAGACCAGTCTTCTGTTGGTGTCCATTTCTTCCCTTGCAATACTTCCCCGCGATTCTTGAAGAAGATTGTAATAAGCTCGCCCAGTTGCTCTCTAGGCGAAGGGAGTGAGGCCATTAGTGAAATGGCCTCCTCTGAATGCTCTTGCAAAACACTACGTCCTTCACCGCCTCCTTGCAGCATTGCAAATGCCTCGTCTTCTTCAATGCCTTTTTCTTGAGCAATCTTTCGCGCTAATGCAATGGCACGCAGTGTAAATTTTGCTCGTTTCTGATTCTGCTCGTCCCTAGTCCAAGATTCTTCCGCCAGCCAGCTTCCATACTTGCGGAGCCTTAAGCAATCGCCAATCTCCTTGTATTCCGCGTTGCTCAACAGGAAAATGCTTGAATACTTGCTCATGATCATCTCTATTGCAACGGAAGTCTAGCATTAAGAATCCGCGCAGGAGTAGCGCTTCCAGCTACTTTAAAAGGAAGGATGGCGACATATTCCTTGTCTTCAATCTTAAATATTGCCGATGATGGACAGTTAGACAGAAAACAAGCAAGACCAGCCCTGATGAAAAACTCCTCTTTGTTGGCGTCAAATAACCAAACTTTTTCGCATTTACTTTTAAGAAGTTTCATGGGCCGGGATATACGTTTAGAAGGATTGTATCTGGAATCCTAATTCGATATTGACCATAGGTAATATCGTCTTCTGGGCGGAACGAAAACTGGGCATCAGGAAAACGCCTTGCTAGGCGTCGAGCTGCTGCGTCCAATGCGTTTGAAGCAGGCGTGTAGTCAATCAGTACAATTGTCCACTGCTGTTTATTTTGCACATTCCCAACCATAGCCCTTGGATTGATAGAAGGGAATTCTTCTATGCTCACTTCTAGCCCTTTCACTTTCCATTCTTTTGGCACGCTTTGCCTACCCACTACATACACCGCAGGAATCGTTGAATTATTTGGCAATGTATAAATGCCAATTAAATTAGGCGATGCGGAAAGTAGCTCAGTAACAACTTCCCGAAGCTGTGTAATGTTCACAATAAAAAAGCCTTCCCGTAAAGGAAGGCTAGCAAAGATCTATAGAAAGATGAATCAGCTATTGGGAGCCGAAGGAATGATCGAACCAGTTTCAGAGGCATTCTGGTGGATGCCAATGCGACCACGGCTAATCAGATCGAAAGTAACTTCCACAAGATTATCAGCAGGATAGCTCTCGTTATAGTTCATCACGCGACCCACGTAGGCCACGCGATCATAGTAGTAAGTGGTACCAGAAGCACCAAGCTGCTTGTTGATTTCCACGTACACTTCAGCGTTCTTGTCGTAACGAGCCGAGCTGATCACTTGGAATGCTTCGTCAAAGCTATTGGGCAGGAAAGTGGTGCCATCAACGTCCTTCTGGAAGTAGGAAGTGACGGAAGCAGTGGCTTGACTGGTAACGATCACGCTATCAGCGAAACCGCCGCCACCAAGCAGGTAGAATTCTTGGTTGCCATCGTTAAAGGCAACAGAAGCCGTGGTAGCGGCTTGCAGAGTGTAGAGGGTGGGAGCGCCGCTTACAGTGAAAGTGGCGCCGCTTTGAGTGATGACAGGACGAGAAGTGCCGCCAATAGAGCCAACGCGGACAATCACGTCCTGGCTCTTCACTAGCTCAGTGGGATGGTAGAGCATGAGAAATTCCTCAATGGAAGAAGAGAATTAA